TTGTGCATTTTTAACAATGTTGCCGGAACAGATATAGCTCTTGCCGGCACCAGATTCCCCAGCAAACACTGTAATCTTACCCAGCGGAATACCGCGATTAAAGTCTCCTGAGATAAGATAGTTCAGGGCAAAGTTGCCTGTTGAAATCCAATCAGTGGGATCATTGAATCCAATACTTAGACCTTCAATGCTCTTGGTAATGTCCTTGCGGAACTTTGATATGTCGAATGGTTTTGCCATGCTAGTCTTCCTTGATTAAAATTTGGTTAATGTGTTTATACTTACTCAATTTGTCTTTTACAGTTTCTATATCGGTTACATTCCCTAGTGGGATTGTTACATGACCCATGTGTTTATTATACGGGTCTAATCCCTGATTAGTCAACCAATCAATATAGTCTTTGTTATCGAACTGATCAATGCCTGCCAGTGTTAGTGTTGCTTCACCGCTAAAATAATGCAAGTTTTTAAATCCTGGATATGATAAATCTAATCCATCTTTATAAAGGCCAAACAGATTTTTACCTAATTCAACATAGTGTAAAAACAATGTTCCTGGCGGTATCGTATATTCTGCATACTGGTAGTCGTCCTGTTCTAAAGGGTGTCGTCTATATTGATCTTTGTTAAAACTTATGTATAAGTTAGCATCTGGGTCTTGTTTTGTTTCTACTCTATGTATAAAAAAATTTAGATTTCGTATGGCTGTTTTTAATTCAGTATTTGCCATGGCAAACAATCGAGTAGGTTTTCCATACTCACCACTCAAAGTTTCAAATTTTGTGTGTAGATAGTTGAAATATTCCTGTGGTTGATTAGCCAAATCACTACGGACCTCAATAAAATTTTTTAAATATTGATTTATAGTCAAGCAGGCACTAGTTAATATGTCAGATGATTCATCTAGTGTCAACAACGACCAAAATGCTTCTTGTTGATTAAATTCGCAATTTTCTGTGCACCACTGCAACTCTTTTGCCCATTTGCGGACAAAAGAGTTGTCATTCAAGTGGATGTCAAAAGATGCCTCCTTAGAGGCACCCAGCACAACTGTTAATTCCATTACTGCTTTTGACGAGCACGAATCATTGCCAAGATATCTTGTGCTTTGTCTGTAGAAGGTTTAGCTTCCACAGGAGCCGTTGCCACTGCTGGCTCTTCGTCGTCAAAACTACTTGCCGCCGCTGGCGCTGGTCGAGCCGCCGGAGCTGGAGCATCTTCATCTACCGCAACCACACCAGCAGAAGCTGTCACACCAGCCGGACGGAAATACTGACCCCAACGTTCTGTGTCATAGCTTTGACCATCAACCGACGCTTCAAACATTTCCTTGATGACCTTGACTTCAGCTTCGCTTGGCTTCTTGGGCAAGAATGTGCTCAAATCAAACAGGCCGTGTTTTTCGATTGCGGCTTGCTCGGCTTCAGTCAGTGCTGACTCCTTGCGTGCCCATTTGCTGGTATTGTAGTCAGCGAAACCACCCTTTGACGTCTTGGTGACACGGAAATCCAAACCACGCAACAAGTCTGTTGGCAACTCTTCTAAATCTGGATCCATGAGTGCGCTTTTGATCACAGCAAAGATCTGAGGACCAATGATGAATCTGCGGATTGGATTCTCTGGAGTTTTGTCGTCGCCCAATGGATTCTCACGAACAAAGCCTTGGAAAATATAACTGCGTTTTTTCCAATACTTGCGACCCATGTCTTCAAGAGCCTTGTCCTTGAACCAGGTACGGACTTCGGTCAGTACTGGGCAAGTCTCTTGCCACATTTCCATGCATGGCACTTGGACGTAGACTTGTTTAGAGTCTGCTTCACCTTTGATGCCATTGAATGGCAAACGGATCATGGCTCGCTCTTGCCAAAAGAATGTGTTTTTAGTATTCGCATCAGGCAAGAAACGGAGTGTGGCACTAGCGCCTTCGTCCATGTTCCAATGTGGGTAAATCCCGTTGTCACCGCCTGTGGAGTTTCCGCCTTGTTTTGATTCGCTAGCGGCTAGTCTTGCGCGAATTTCTGCTAATGATGCCATAGTTTGGTTGCCTTTCTAAAAGTTTTACTATGTGTTGCCTATCTAAATGTTTAGATGTTACGTTGCCTGTGATACAAAAGAAAAAAGCGTATTCACTTGTGTAGTGTACACGCTTAATTCCTCAGCGTCAAGTATTATTTATGACGCGGTTGTTCTATTTGCAATTTACTTGCGCATCATGCCAGATAGTTCTTTGAGACGGTCCAAGAATGAGACATCTTTTTCTACCGGCTTCATCTTGCCCGAATGGCCATACTGCCCGGCCAATGGTGAGTTATCCCGGCCTTCCATACCACACTCCATCATGCCGTGCTGTGGGCACATTTCACCGGCTTCGGTCATGTTGCATTTGGCTTCTTCAGTGAATGGGCTAAGATTTTCAGCTTCGTCAAAATCAGCCACCACACCAGGTTGGGCATCTTCTTCTACTGAGGCTTCGTAGGGTGGCGCGGCCTTGACTGTGTCATCTACACCAGCACGCTGAAGTATGTTCTTTAGGCTGTCCGCATACTCGTCGTAATCGGGTTGCGTGGTTCCCTCTGGATCTTCGGTTTGGTCTGCAGGATCTTTGACTGTTTCGCCAACAGGTTCAGCAGGTTCGTCCGCTGGAGTCTGTTGATCCATGGTAAATTCAGACATGGCAGCACGCACATCGGGGTCATTGCTTAGTTCTTGCATGCGATCATAGATTATTTGTCTAGCATCAGCATCGGGATCTTGGGTACTCAGTGTTTCCAAGCGATCAAACAGGACATCGTCGCCCATGATGTCATACAGTTGTTCTGTGGCATTAGTGGCATCAGGCCCCACTGGGAATTCTGCGCTCATCAACTGTACCAGGGTGGCACGTTTTTCTGGGGTATCTGGTGTGGCCCAGGTGCCTTCTACCAGCTGTCCGGCCCAGGCTTCAAATATGTTGGCTTCTTTCATTTCAGTTCCTTGTTGTTGTATTCGGGCCAAGATTGGCAAGGCCTCTTCGATCCTTTGATCCAAGGTTTGTGTTATAAACAAATGCTTGAGACCTTCTATGACCATTGCTTCTTCGGTGACCTGTTCTGGATCCCATGATTCAAAATAGGTGTTGTATCCTGATTTGCTGGATAAACTTTTCAGTGTGCGGCGTGCGGTTTCGTAATAGGCATTGGTCTGTTCTACCAGGGCCGCGGTGTCACCTTCAAATATTCGACCATGGTTGGCTCTGCGGAATCTGCTGAGCACATTGAGTTCTGTGACCATTTCAGCAATGTGTTGTCCACGAGTATCATAAGGACGACCACCATTGCGAACATGTTCCAACATGGCTTTTCCGCCAGTTAGATTTTTAAATGGTAACTTGTAACGTTCGCCTTCGGCCGTTTCAATAAACAGGCTTTCCACACAACGGAATCTGGCTTCATCTTCACCCAGGGCTCGTTTGTGTTTGATCATGAGTCGGCTTTCTGTGGCGCCGGCATTCCATGAAATGTCTTTTTTACCGTTCCAGCTTTCAAACAGGCCTTCTTTGATGGCTGCCTGGCCTTGCATGCTGTAACGCAGGCGATTGAGATTTTTAAGTCCAAAAGTCATTAGATTGCGCTTGGCAAACATTCTCAGCTGATACAAGAAATCAAACCACTCTTTTTTGTCATCCACTTCCATGCCACGTCCGATGTTGTCACCAAAGTAGATTTCCATATCGTTGTTGTCGCCCAACATGATGACCACAGTTCCGTAATCATTGCCGGATTCTGTTTGGAAATCAAAGCTGAAAATTTCAGTGTCGCTGGGATCTTGGCTGGGACGTCCAGAGCTGTCCAGCAATTCTGGGTCAAAATTTCTGCTGACCAGCAGGTCATACAGTTGTTGTGCAGGTGTGTGTTGCGCCATAGTAATGTATTTAGCTAGTACCGCGTGCTGATAAAGGGCATGGGTGGATCCAAAACTTGCCCATGATCACGCATTTGATTGTCTATACCCGAGTCAAAAGTCTGTAATAACAGCATCATGCGTATGGCCAATATGGTGCTCATGACCAGATCGTCGGTTTCCCCTGGTTTGGCTGCATACCCTGTGCCCGAAGCCACAAATGTTTTGAGTTCGCTGACCAAGCCCGGGCTGCGTATTTTCATACGGCCTGTTTCTACTAGGATTTTTAATTTGTTGCAGGCATTGAGTTTTTCTTTGTGTGTGGTGTTGAATCCTTTGCGATATCTGCGGCCGCCGCCGCTTTTTGGTTCGCTAAGAAAATATCCCTGTATGCGTTCTTCGCCAAATTCAGCAATGCTGATCAAGGCAGCTTCGCCAATGGTGTTGTTTTCTAT